ATGTTAAAAGAAACGACCGCACAAATAAAGATTGCAAGACTAAAGAAACGTATTAGAATAGTCAGGGGTGGAACAAGTGCGAGTAAAACTTTTTCAATCATTCCTTTCCTAATTGATTTTGCAGTTAAAAATCCACTAAGTGAAATAAGCATAGTGAGTGAAACAATCCCTCATCTTCGCAGGGGTGCTATTCGTGACTTTGTTAAAATAATGACGATGGTCGGATTTTGGGATGACAGCAAGTACAACAAATCAAGTTTAATTTATACCTTCAACAATGGCAGCTACATTGAGTTCTTTAGTGCGGATAGTCCAAACAAGCTAAGAGGTGCAAGGCGTGATGTGCTATTCATAAATGAGTGTAACAACATAGACTTTGAAAGCTACTATCAATTATCAATAAGAACTAAGAAATTCATTTACTTAGATTACAACCCAGTTGCTGAATTTTGGGTAGACACCGAACTGCTACACGATAATGACAGCGAATTAATAACACTAACTTATAAGGACAATGAGGCACTTGATAAGTCAATAGTACATGAGATTGAGAAAGCAAAAGAAAGGGCTAAGACATCGACATATTGGGCTAATTGGTATAATGTTTATGGACTTGGGCAAGTGGGCAGTTTACAAGATGTAATATTTGACCAATGGAGGCAGATTGACACTATACCCGAGAAAGCAGAACTTGTAGGACATGGAATGGATTTTGGATTTACAAACGACCCAAGCACATTAGTAGCTATTTATAAGTATGAAGGTAAGTTAATTATAGACGAATTACTATACCGAACAAATATGACGAATAACGATTTGGGGAACTTTCTCAAATCAATACAATTTGGGCGCAAAGAATTAATTTGCGATAGTGCAGAGCCTAAGTCAATAGAAGAACTAAGGTTACAAGGTTTCAATGTCAGACCAGCCGTTAAAGGTGCAGATAGTATCAAGATAGGAATAGACATTTTGAAGCGATACGAAATTCAAGTGACAAAGAACTCAACTAACTTAATCAAAGAATTGAGGGGTTATACATGGGAAAAGGATAACGAAAACAAACTTACTGGTAAGCCAATAGATAGTTTAAACCATTGCGTTGACTCTATGAGATATGTCGCACTAATTAAACTAAACAATCGCCCGAGTGGTAAATATTCAACAATTTCAATTTAAACTTATATTTATAAAAGATGATAGGCAATTACAACCAGTTAACGATTAAGCAGTTTTTAAAGATTAAACTCATTAGCGAACTTGAACAAGACCCTTTGCATAGAAAGGTTTTGATACTTAGTGAGATTAGTGGTCAGTCAGTCGATGACATTGAAAGTATGCCAATAGGTGATATGATTGAGGCATTGAAAGGATTGGATAAAATTGAGAACTTACAAACTGATGAAAAGATTAAATTGAAGTTTAAAGTAGGTGGCAGAAAGTTTATTGTTAAGTGGAAAGAGCAAGAGTTAACGAGTGAGCAGTTCATTGATGTAAGTCACTTTTGCAAAGACCCTGACAAGATATTGAGTAACATACATAATATATTAGCTTCGGTATGTGTGGAACGTAATTGGTATGGAAAGGAATTAGGCTACAGAGGCGATAAGCATAAAGAGATAGCAGATTTATTTTATAACGATATGAAAATTAGTACTGCGTATCCTATCATGCTTTTTTTTTGCAAATACTACGAGGAGTTGCAGCGAAATATCCTAACCTATTTGGAATCGGAAGCGAATCAGGCGATGAAGAACACGAAGGAACTGATGGAGAAATTCAAACTTTTAGAACAAAGTGGGGATGGATTGCAAGCATAAATGATATATGCAAAGATGACCGTACCAAATGGGATTACTTTTTTAAAATGAATGTGATTGAGTTCTTAAATACGATGACATTTTATAAAGACAAAAGCGAACAGGACAAAGAAATATGGACAAGGCAGCATCAGCATCATTAGGAGCAAAGTTTGGAGAATCAATTAAAGATTACACTAAAGCAAGTGAGAATATAATTGAGGCTATTTTACTTGACCATTGCAACGAAGGTATAAAGCTAATGTCTAAGCAGATTAAATCAAAGGCAAGGACAGGACAAGCAAGTACATTGGCAGCAAGCATGAGTAATGTACCTATTCAAATCAGTGCAACTAAGTTTCAAGTAAACACGATTAGCACCGAGTATTATGCTGATTTTGTCGATAAAGGTGTACAGGGAGTTAGGAATAAAGGCAAAGCACCTAATAGCCCTTATAGTTTTAGAAACTTAGGTACATCAAAAGCAATGATTGAAAGTTTCAAGGAATACATTGCAAGGACTGGAAGCAAGTCAATGAATAAGAAAACATTGATTAGAAAAAACAAAAAGAAACAATCTGATTTGATAACTAAGGAAGCTAAACAGATGGCAGTAGCAACTAAGATAGGAGGTATCAAACCAATGGACTTTATAAGTAAAGCAAATAACGAAAAAAGAACAAAACAACTTGCTCGAAGTTTAGCAACAGGATTAGGCGAGGCAATGGCAAAGAATATAAAATTATCAATCAATGGCAATTAACATAATATCAAATCCGAACAGCGTAGTGAGTGCATTCAATCAAATGGCATTCAATGTGAGTTCAACGCAAGCAGGGCAAACGAACTTTAATTTTTTAGCTGATGTCTATGTAAGTGGTATAACCAATGCAGTTAGTAGAATTGCAATACCAAAACAACCAAGTGTAAATACTTGTTTGATTGATGCAAGTCCTATTTTAAAGAACTATGTTAAAAATGATTTCTTCAATGTAAGCGGTTCTAATTATTGTGAGGCTAACCTAAATAGTAGGGTAAAATATTACGTTCAATTTGGCGAACTATACGATGTAAGTGGATTGCCAACTATATATGATAACCTTAGAAGATTTCCAACATCAGGAAGTAACACCGCAGTAAATTCAATATTTGATTTTGAAGATTTCAATACTAATGTTTGGAATGGTTATGATGTAAGTGGATTTGGATTTTTAACTGAGATACCCGAAAGAATAACGATTCAGCAAGGGCAAGAATTACGTTTGAGTTTTTACGACCCAAGTAATTTGATAAGGTATTTAAATGTAGATGGTGATTATATTAATTATATTTTACCAAACAAAGTAAGTGGGGAATATTTATATAACGTAAATGTCAAAAATTGTTTAAATTATAATGGTAATAATTCAATAGGTACACACACAATAACACTTGCTAATAGTTTTAATGCAGCGGTTAAGACCATAACCATTGAGATAGTAACAGCGTGTTCAAAATTCGATACAATACGTTTACATTGGTTAAATAACTTAGGTGGATGGGATAGTTACAACTTCACAAAACAATCGCTTAAAGCGATGGATATTGACCGCAAACAATTTAAAAAAATGCAATCAATTAACTATTCAAAGAGTGATAGGCTAAAGACTAACTACAATACAACCATAACCGACAAATTACAAATTAATTCAGATTGGATAAGTGATGAAATGGCTGATTGGTTTCAAGGTTTACTTACAAGTCCAATAGTTTACTTAGAAAGGGGTACAGATAACTTTATAGCGGTTAATATAACTAACTCAAACTATCTAATTCAAAACTATTTAAATGCTCGTAAACTTCATAATTTGCAGTTAGATATTGAATACTCATATAACCGTTATACGCAAGCGCAATAATGCAGAAAACAGAATTAAAAATATACGCAGATAGCAAGTATTACAATGTGGACTTGTTCGATAATGAACCTATTGAGTTAACTAAGTCTATTATTGAACTTACCGAACCTGAACAAAGGAAGTCAGATTATACAAAGACCATCAATATACCAGGCACAGCGAACAACAATTCGATATTCTCAAACATATTCGATGTTAATCATTCGATATTAAATGGAGATAATGCTAACTTTTATGTGGACTTTGACCCACGCAAAAAAGCTAATTGTATTTTGTATCGTGAGGGCATACCACAAATAAGAGGTTACTTACAGATGACTTCAATCAACATAATTGATGAGCAGAACATCACTTATGAATTAGTCGTTTATGGGAGAGTAGCTAATTTATTTCAAGATGTCGGAGATAAGTTACTAACCGATTACGATTTCAGCGAATACACTCACTTATGGACTGAAACAAACGTAAGAAACTCAATTAACACATCAATTATTATCAATGGTGTAACGGCTGGTTTCCAATATGGCAGGGGTTATGTTTACCCTTTGATTGATTATGGATTTGACAACAATGCACAACAGACCTATAATGTTGACCAACTATATCCAGCAATTTATGTTAAGACTATTTTAGATAAGATTTTAAAAACACATGGGTATAGGTATGAAAGCACAATTCAATCAAATAACTTTTTAAATTCAACTGAGTTTAAGCGGTTGATAATTCCTGCAAGTGGAGTTCCAAAATTAACAAGTAGCCAAATAATCGACAAAACATTTGTAGTTGATAGAACAACTGATAATAACTTGGGAACAGCAACTAACAATATTGTCAAATTGATGTTTAATAATACCGCACGAGATACATCTCCATCAGGTGTAGCAGTTGACCATTCATCATGGATTGTACCAAGTGGAGAAGGAGGGACTTATAATTTTGTCTTAAAGTTATTTTTTAATATTGCTTTAAAAACTGGAGTTCCTTTAAATACTAATTGGTTTGTTAATTTTTACATTAATATTTACATTCAAAATACAAGTGGTCGAATTTTAAATCCTAATGGTACATCACAATATGTTAGAATGGATGCTAATTTTAGAAGTCAAGATTTATCATGTTTATTTCAAACGGATAACAGATTACTTTATGATGGTGAAGAAATAATAATTAATTGGCAAATAACTCAATTAAACCAAGAAGACCCAAATAGTTTAAGTTACTCACTTTATGCAAATAGTGATATTGATATTAGTATTTTAACTGGTACTCAATTTTATAGTTTACCAAAACCTGAACTATCAGAGTTTTCATATATTAATCCAACAAATGCACTACCTGAATTAAAGGCAAAAGATTTTTTAACTGCTTTGATTAAAATGTTCAATTTATACATTGAGCCAAATCAACTTGATGATAGGTTGCTAACGATTGAGCCTCGTGATGTTTACTATAACAGTAATGTAGTTGATTTAACTAATAACTTAGATGTAAGCAAAGACTTCATTCAGAAACCTATGGGCGCATTAGACTTCAAAAGACTTGAATTTAGCTATGCAATGGATGATGACTATTGGAACAAAGACTACACAGATAAGTATAGTTATAATCATGGTTTCAAACGATTAGATATTGACAATGATTTTTTAGTTGAAACAAAAAAGATTGAACTACCATTTGCACCTACACCATTAGGCAAGCCAACAAGTGATAGAATTATACCACAGATAGTATGGTGGAAAGACCAAAACTCAATCAATGGTAGAGTGAACAAAACAGCGAAGCCTCGTATATTGTATTATGGTGGGTTAAAATACACTGGCAAACCTTTGATAATAAAATCAAATGGGACACCGCCAACAACTACAACTTATACAAACTATGGTTATGCAGGTCATGTTGATGATCCGGTTAATCCTAACTATGATTTAAATTGGGCAACATCGCAAGAAATTTACTACACAATAGGAGGTCAAACACCTATCACAATAAACAACCTATACAAAAGATATTGGGAAAAGTACATCAAAGAGATAACCGATAAGGACAGCAAGATAATAGACTGCTATATGTACTTAAATAATGTTGAATTGCAAAACTTATCATTCAGAAACTTGTATAAAATAGACCGACAATATTATAGATTATACAAAGTTGAAACAGACTTAAATAGCAATGAGCCTGCACATTGTCAGTTCTTAAAATTAAAGAATGTAAACGTACCATTAGCAGACCAAGTCTTAATTAATGGAGGTTCACAAACTATCGAAGGCGAAAGGTACACACCAATAATAAGTCAAACACCAAATAGAATTGATGTAATAAATCAAAGGGAGAATTTCAGCATAGAAGTAGGCAGCGCAATAGGTATAACAGCATATAGGATTGAGCCTAAATCTCAATTTATAAAAGTTGACAAAGATTGTTACTTACCACCTGCGAATGCTTCATTTGATTATGATAATAATAAGTCAATAGAAATTAAAATTTTCAATAATCATAGTGGAGTTATTAAAGTAAACACAGCAACAGAATCTCATAACGTAAGCAGTAAAACAGGAATAGTTTTTTATTCCGATGGGACTAATTGGTATCATTTATAAATCATGGCAACAGAAAAAATAATATTAGAAACAGAGGTTGAACTGGGTAATTCGACTAATTCAGTTAAGAGTTTAAAGTCAGAGTTGCGACAAGTAACAAATGAACTTGCGAACTTAGATGCAGGTAGTGCGGAGTTTGTTAAAATGGCACAACGGGCGGGTGAATTAAGAGATAAAATTGACGATACTAAAAACGCAATAAATGCTTTTAATCCTGAAAAGAAATTTCAAGCATTAGCAGACACAATGGGTATTGCTGTTAATGGTTTTACTGCTATTCAGGGAGGCATGGCTTTATTTGGAAGCGAGAATAAAAACTTGCAAGAAGTGATGGCTAAAACGCAAGGTGCAATAGCATTAGCGACTGGATTAAATGGGTTAATGGGTATGAAAGATACTTTTATTAATTTAGGCGGTCAAGTTAAAAACATGATACCTATTTTAAGGTCATTTAGTTCTGCAATGATTGGAGCATTAACTGGGGGAATTGCTATTGCTATAACTTTAATAATTGCATATTGGAAAGATTTAAAAGAATTAGTAACAGGAACGACAGAGACTGTTATATTAAGTAATGAACAAATTATAGAATCAACGAAAAAAGGTCATGATGAATTTAAAAAAGCTGCAAATGAAAGAACAGCAATATTAGAACGTGAAGCTAAATTAAAATATGATGGACAAAAGTTAGATGAAGAACTTGCTAAAATTGAAAGACAAAGAAAAATTGAAGAAGCAGTTGCAAATGGTAAATTAGCAAGTGAAAAGAAGCTAATTGAAGATGAGTATAATAAGTCAATTATAGATATACGAGAGAAATATTCAAAAATTGAAGCAGATAAATTAAAAAATAAAAAAGAAAAAGAAGATAAAGAGGCAAAGAAAAAACAAAGTGAGGCTAAATCTGATTTTGAATTTTATGAAAATTTAACT